AGAATAAGTATAAACTTAACTTCGGTGTATATTATACCCCTGCAGAGAATTTATGCTATACTGCAATGAAGAAGTTTAAGGATATGTATGGCGATGTAGAGAATGTAACATATATCAATTTACCAGAGAAGGATAAACATGGTAATATCATGTATGACGAGAATAGAAAGATTAAGTTCAAGCGTCATGATAAGTGTTACTTTACGAACTCTATTCATGTTCCTGTTTGGGAGGAGATGACACCATTTGAGAAGATTGACATTGAAGCGCAATTAGTTAATTATTCAAATGCTGGGTGTATTACTTATGTAGAGTTACCATCTTCAACTAAGAATAATATAGAGGCACTTGAAACTATTGTTAATTATGCAATGGATAATGATATCCCATATTTCGCAATAAACGTCCCTATTGACACTTGTGAAGATTGTGGATATTGTGGAGATATTGGTGATGTTTGCCCTGTTTGTGGTAGTACACACATCTCTCATCTTAGACGTGTAACTGGATATCTTACAGGTGACTATAAGTCAGCATTTAATCCAGGCAAGCAAGAAGAATCAGATGATAGAGTTAAACATATAAAGAAGTTTTAAATTACGTGGTGGTGGTTAATAGCCATCACCATCTAAAAAGTTTAAAGTTATGAATATAAGTGGGATAAGTTATCCAGATATTAACAACGGATTAGGGTGCCGTGTAACCTTATGGGTTTCTGGGTGTAATCATCAGTGTGTGGGATGTCATAATCAAAATACTTGGGACAAAGACAGTGGAAGAGTATTTAGTGATGAAGACAAAGAGATAATATTCAGGGTGCTGTCAAAACCTTATATCAAAGGACTGACTTTATCAGGAGGAGACCCGTTAGGCTTCTACTTTAAAGAGGTATTGAAGTTTTGTGAGACTGTGAAAGAGAGGTTTCCAGACAAGGATATATGGTGTTACACAGGTTACACCCTGAAAGAAATTAAAGAATGTTACAGAAAGGAAATACTTCCTTATATAGATGTTTTGGTAGATGGACGCTATATAGAAGATAAAAGAGATACAACTTTATCTTTTAGAGGGTCTAAAAATCAAATTATATGGGAGAAAGATAATAAAGGAGATTTTTATCAAAGCAGTCTAAACCAATGAAAAACACATGGCACGTAAAGAAATTTACGTGCCTTTTTTATTATTATATACAAATGTCAAAATAAAAAGTTATTTTTTATAATAATAAAAAATATCATTATTACTTAAAAAATTAAGACCCAACTAATTATAGATATCAAAGGTTAAAAAAAACATGGCTAATAAACAATATTTTGGCATACGTTATCCCATTACATCTCAGGATTATCAAAAATTTTATGTGGATTTAAATAATTCATTAAAAGGTAAAGTAAAAAGCCAATTAATGCATGTTATATTCACCCCAAAAGGTCAACGTTTAAGGAATCCCGAGTTTGGTACGGATTTAATTAAATATATTTTCGACCCAAGTGATACAACTACATGGGAATCTGTAAAGAATGAAGTAAAAGATTCTGTTAGTAGATGGGTAAACAATGTAAAGATAAACGATATACAAGTTGTTAAAAATGTAGAAAACGACTTAGAGATTTACGTTAGAGTAGATTACGAAATAAATGTAGGAAATAAAACTACTACAGATAGTATGGTTGTACAATTATAATTTATGGAAAAGAAAATTAATTATTTAGCAAGGAATTTCGAAGATATCAAAAGTGAACTAATAAATTTTAGTAACAAATATTATCCAGAAGTTTCTGATGACTTTAATGATTCAAGCGTAGGTGCTTGGTTTATAGACTTAATGAGTGCTGTAGGTGATGATTTATCTTATCACACGGATAGAATGTACCAAGAGACTAATATTAATAGTGCAAATCTAAAAAGTACTTTATTAAACATCGCAAGGACTAATGGTATAAAAATACCAGGCAGAAAACCATCTATGTGTGAAGTTGAGATTAGTGTTGTTCTTCCATTAAGTCCTCAAAACATTTCACAACCAAATTGGGATTACGCACCTATTCTAACCATGGGAAGTATTGTTTCGGCTGGTAATTATAATTTTGAAATCATAGAGGATGTAAACTTTGCTGAACAGTTTAATAAAAATGGTGTTCCTAATAGAAAAATGATAGCTAATAGAGATACCAATGGTAATGTTGCAAGCTACACAATTAAGAAAACCGCTATCGTTAGAAATGGTAGCACTCGTGTTTATAAAAAAGTTATTACACGAGCAGATTTGCAACCATTTATGGAGTTTGTATTACCAGAAACAAATGTAATGAATATTGAATCTATAATTTTCAAAGAAACTTCTGACTATACAGATAATCCTAAAATGTCAGAATATTATATTGATGCTGAAGAATATCGTTTAAGCAATGAAGCGACAACTACATATCGTTTTTTCGAGTGTGATTCTCTTGCAGAACAATATAGATGGGGTACTAAAGTGAATTATAGCGGACATACTGATATTATACAGGATAGATATAATCCAGAAATTTATGATGATTATACTGAAACAACTTATAATGGAACAGTTAGAACAAGTAGATATTATCGTGGAGAATGGAAGCCGTTATCACAGAAGTTTATTACTGAATATACTGATAATGGGTATATGAAAGTAATTTTTGGTGCAGGTATTAAATACGATGACGTTCCAACACTTCAAACAACTTATGCAGATTACGAAGCATCTAAAATTATAAATAACGATATGCTTGGTGTGCTACCTAAAGAGGGTTGGACTATGTTTATTATGTATCGTGTTGGAGGTGGTTCTGAAACTAATTTAGGTCCAGGGTCTATCAATGCTGCAACAACAGTTAATTTTGATTTCGGTAATGTTAGCGGATTAGATGGTAAAATCAAAGCAAGTGTGATACAATCTCTATCAGTAACCAACGTAAGTACAGCTGTTTCTGGTAAAGATGCACCGTCAGCACAAGAAATTAAATATCTTGTAAAATATAGTAGTGGGGCGCAAGGTAGATGCGTAACATTAAAAGATTATAAAGCAAGGTTATCAGAAATGCCAGCTAAATATGGTGCACCGTTTAGGTCTATGGTCATAGAGAATAATAATAAAATAGAAATGAGTTTTCTTGGAATGAATGCTGATAGGAAATTAGACTCAGCATTACCACAGACACTTGTAGAGAATGTTATAAATTATTTGGAGGGTTATAAATCTCTTAATGATTATATTGAAATAAAAAGTGGTAAAATATATGATGTCGGTTTCTCGGTTGATGTATTTGTAGATAAAAATTATAATACATCTGAAGTTGTTTCAACAATTATCAATATGATAGCTGATTATATGGATATTGAGAAACATGATATGGGAGAAGATATTTTTATTGGAGATTTAGAAAAATCTATTAGTCAAATTGATGGTGTAATAAACTTAATAGATTTAAGAGTGTGGAATATATACAATGGTGTTTATAGCTCTGATAAATGTCCGCTTCCTCGATATACTGAAACAACAGTGTGTGGTCAGTCTAATAGATTAGGGTTTAAGATGAATGCTGAAGGTTCATTTGCAGAGGAATTAGATTTAAATGCTTCTGATAAAGTTCTGTACGGTGATTATAACTCAATGTATGAAATATTAGACATCGCAACAGATATACAAGTCAGAGCAAAAATAAAATAATAATGTTTTAAAAAGGAAATATATGTCGTGCAATTGTAAGGGTGCAAGAAAAATGCAAGAAATTTTTGGTGAAGTACCAACTAATGAAAATAGTCTTGATAAGTTAATAAGATATACTAAACGTTTTTTAATGACGTTATTTACAATAGTCATTGGTATAGTATGTATACCAATCGTTTTGATTGTAGTAATATACAACTTTATTTTCAATGGTGCTGCTTACTTTAGAATGTCTGATAAATTTATAAAAACAATCCTCGGTATTAAGAATGGAGAAGAAGTATAGAGTTAAAACAAATATAAATAGTGATACTGTATTGCAAGTAAACATGAAACAAGACTTCGAAATGATGGAAGTCTTAACCATGTCGATGACACAAGAGAATGCATACAGAATACACTCGTCTAACTATGGTGTTATAGTTGGACGAGTATTAGCTAATGATGCCTTTGGTATACCAAATGCTAAAGTTTCTATCTTTATACCTAAAGATGACGGAGAAGATAACGAAATAGCTTCAATATATCCTTATTCTTCAAATCAAACAAGAGATAAGGAAGGAAGACGTTATAATATATTACCAAATGAAGGTAATGATGATTGTTATAGAGTAGTTGGTACATTTCCAAATAAAACATATCTTTTAGATAATGATATACAGCTGGAAATTTATGATAAATATTGGAAGTATACTACGGTAACTAACCAAGCTGGTGATTATATGATATTTGGTGTACCTGTAGGGACACAACAGATTCATGTTGATATAGATTTATCCGATATTGGTATGTTATCACAAAAACCAAGAGATTTTGAATATAAAGGGTATAATATAACGCAATTCGATAACGCTTCTCAGTTTAAGAGTAGTACAAATCTTGACAATCTCGCTCAGATTTTTTCTCAAGATAAAAGTGTTTTTGTTCATCCATTCTGGGGTGATAAAGATAATGGTATAGTAGCTATAACTCGTGCAGATGTTCAAATTAAATATAAGTTTGAACCAACTTGTGTGTTCATGGGTTCAGTTGTAAGTGACAACTCTAATAATTCTATCGAACATAGATGTACCCCTAATATTTTTAATGGATATAACGAGCAGTTAATCGCTGGAGAAGGAACAATAGAGATGATACGCAAGACCACCGATGGTCTCACGGAGGAAGTACAGATACAGGGAAACCGCCTAATTGATTCAGATGGAGTTTTCTGTTATCAAATTCCTATGAATCTTGATTATGTAGGTACTGATGAATATGGTAATATTGTTCCAACAAATAACCCAAGTAAAGGTATCCCTACAAGAACAAGAGTACGTTTCAGAATCAGTAAACATGAAACAGGTGATGAAGGCTTTTCAAGGCATACAGCTAAGTATTTAGTTCCAAATAATCCTGAAATATTAGAGGGTAAAGATTATACTATCCCAACAGTGAAAAATGGTACTGATTTGGATAAGTATTTTGAGTTCGGTTCATCTACTCCTGATAATTGTTTTAGAGATATGTATTGGAATAAGGTATATAGTGTGAAAAATTATATACCACGTATACAAACAGCCTCTGGTAACACCACTAAACATTACAGTGGTATTAAGGCAACTAATATAATAAAGAATCACAATCCAGTACCTTTTAATACCCTAAGATTTGATTTACACTTTTCATACATGGTATTATGTACTATTATAGCAATACTTGTTGGTATTATTAGTGCAATTAATACAATACTTGTAGCTTTAATTGATTATATTCTCATTGTAAGGGTACCAATTATTAAAGTTAAACTTTTTGATTTATCATGGTTGTTCCCATGGGGCTGTATATCTTTTGGTGCAGGCTTAGCTGGTGAAGGAAATATAGCATATTATCCTGGCTGTAATTGCGGTAAAAGTCGTCACGTTGCTTGTGATAAAGCTAAATGTCCAGATAGTATTCCAAACTGTAAGAAAGAGTCTGATAATCATACTATGATAGATATCATACAGCAAAATTTGGCTACTGATTATGAAGTTGCTAAAATGGATTTCTATAATGATTGGTTAAATGGAACACTTTATATGCCTTTGTGGAGATGGCGTAAAAGAAAGAAAAAGTCTTTCTTATTTGGACTCTTTCATAGTAGAGCAAAAAACGAATTTTGTTCATGTTCTACATACTATAAGAGACTTAAGTTGTCAAATGCTTGTAAACTAACTTATCAGTCTACAAAAAATGATGACAAAGTTTCTGTAAGTACATTAAAACCTATTGAAGATGTATATTCTATGCGTATGCATAAGAAAAGTGATTCGGCATGGTTAAGCAGTGGTGTTATAAAAAATGTTTTAAATAAAGAAAAATTAGACATTTATTATTACACCCCTGGTACTCCAAGAGATAGAGTGAATAAGCCTAACGAAATCACTACTCCTTTGCAATATGTAAGATTATATGCTACCGATATTATATTACTTGGAAGTTTAAATGAAAATGATTTACACGGTATACCACAATTATTTAAATATCTTCCGTCTACTACAAGTAATATACCTCCTATTGCAACTATCACTGAAAATAAAATTGATGATACAAAAAGCATAAATAACGATGACGAAGAGGATGTTGGCTCATACATAACAACTGGTATGGATTGGGGTTATGGTGCTAAAAAAGATGGAGAGGTGCAATATAAAAAAGGACTTTTTATGGACCTTGAATGTCAGAGTGTTTCTTCTTCTCCAAAATCTTGTATTAATGCTGAAAGAATGTCTGAATTAGGTGTATCCTATGATATGTCATATCGTGTACAATATGGTGTAAACGAGAATACATGGGGAGAGTTTAGACCTGATGGCATGATTACAAAATTGGAAATAGATGATTATGAATCCAGAGCAATGTTTGCAACATTAAATCATGTAGGATTTGTACCTAATATAGAAAACTATGTAATGGATTCAAATACAGGATATTATTTTAATAAATTAAAGTATCTATATCCAGTAAACTTTGATGGGAAAATGCAAACGTCAATGGATAGATTTGTCAATAGAAATTCGTTTAAACAGGGCGAATATGATAATCCAGACCAATCCTACATGGAGTTTAGATATGGTTCTGAAAAACCATCTTTATGGCACTTCTATGTAGCAAATAGTACCCATGTTAGTTTTCCGTTATATAACAATTCTTTCTACTTTTATTTTGGTGTAAAAGCAGGAAGTACTGCATTGGATAAATTTAACAAGCAATTTTTTGCAGATTGCTTTAGTGACAAAAAATATCCATTTACAAGTGATGTAAAACACAAATCATTAAGCAGTTGTCCTAAAAATCCCGAAGATTTTGCTTATATTATTATTGATGTAAACAACATTGCAATACCTTATTCGTATGAGGTTTATGATTATTATGGAAACTTAGTTGGTGACATTGTAGAGGAACAAAACGACAAGTACATAGGTATAGGTTGTGAAGTAAAAGACGATGGTACACCTATTTTTAGTATTAAAGAGAAAGGAAATGGATTTATTAATGATTCATTGATAAAAAATAATTTGTATAGAATCAAAATTACAGACGCTAATGGACGTTCCGTTACTAAATCAGTTAGACTTTCAAATGATGGTATTAACCTCGTTTACGAAGCGTCTGGATTAGGTGGAAGATACATAAGTTCACATTCTACATCTACAAATGCTCTTGTAAAAGCACAAGAATCAGCACGAATAAATGAAAGTAGTAGAGATAATATAATTAATAACGAATTGAATGGTTCTATAAAAATAAGTGCTATCATGATTGATGGTGATGAATATGTCTTAACAAATCAGAGTAACATTAATTTAATAACTGATATACCAGATGTAGTTCAAAAGGCATTTAAGGTTGATAGTAATTCTCACTTATTGTGTTATAAAATAACTGTAAATCACTTTATATCCAAAGATAAAAGTGTTGAGAGGGATGTTTATTTAACAATAGAACCTGTTAATGGAAGTGGGTTGGCAGGACTTTCGTATAGTGCTACAACATCTAACAATAATGCTTCGTCTAATCCTAATAATCCATATGTTTCATTTGAAACACGTGATTATACTATTGATTACGTGGATAATAAAGGAAAAAACATATCTTCTAATATTGATAATGTACTATATTTTAGCTTTGATGTGTTTTATCCAGACATTTACAATATAGGATTAATACAATCTTGTGATAGTAAATACGTAAGTGAAACTGAGGATGATGGTCATATTGGTTATACATATTCCCTTACGCCAGTAACAATTGAAAATGGAGAAACTTTTGATGTCTTAGTAAATAATGTTCCATTAAGAACACTCTTAGGACGACATGAATTAGTTACCTCTGCAACAAGTTATGTGAATCTTGGAAGTAAATTCTATTACGAAAATAGTATCTTCCCTCTGACGTATGAAAAAATTGATAAAAAAACCATTAATGTATTTCTTGATAATTCAGAGAATATAAATAATAATCATAAAAATGGTTGGATTTATTCATTTGACCCAACTGTTTATCTATACCCTTCAAGTGATTCAGAATGGGAAAATTATATAACTGTATCAGGTAATGGAGACATTAATAATCTTAATAAAGTAAGTTATAAGTTGAATAATATGTTTAACTTATTACATACTCAATATTTCAATGATGAGAGTTTAAAAACTCTTTCAATTGAACCCATTGGTGGTAAGAAACCTACTACTGTAAGAACTTTGTCTCCTATGTATGAAGATGACGAAGACTTAAAAGATAATAATCAAATTAACAATTATGCATTAGGTAATATATACTCAATTGTATTTGCTAAGTCTTTACCAAATATTGTTAGTAGTAACTATAATGAAGCAAAAAGTCGTAAAAATGGCACATTTACTGGTCAGTTTAATCCTCATTTAGGTGGTGGAATATATAATGGTAACTATATAGCTGCATTTACCAATAACGCAGGTATAAAGAAAAGTAGTAAAGCTAAAGACTTTAATTCTTATCAAAGAGTACCAGCTATGTCATATCCTTTTAATGGGCAAGTTCCTAAATCGCCAGTAATTAACGCTAATACAAGTTATATTATTCAAAATGACGATTTAGAAGCTCAAGATAACACACATGGTGGTTTAGCTGTTAGAAACGGTAGTTCTACTAAGCCATATTTTAGGTATATGACTTTAGACAGAAGATTGGATTATAAATACTATTTTGTAACCCCATCTTTGTTCAAATCAGATGGTTTAATAAACGGTTCTAAGGACTGGCAAAATGGATTTATCTGTGGTACAATCTATAATGGTATAGTTTTAAATTATGATGAAAATTACAACATTGTTGATACAAATGGCAAATTAGAATATAGCTATGGAAATGATGGGCATTTGATATGGAATGGTGCTGTAGGTAAGGATAATAAACGTAAATTCTATGAAGTATCAATCAATGGGGTAGATAAAACTAATGAATTTACTTTTGACAATAATGAAAGTTTTCCAGCATCTTATCCATCTAAAAAAGAGTTTATTCTAAATAATATTCAAGAAAATGACATTAATCTATCATTTATAAGTTGTTCATATGACATAAAATCAGAAGTGGATACGGAAAATAGTAACTCACCGATAGTAAGCGCAATAACTAAAAGAGGTGAAGAGTGTACTTTTAAAGGTAATTTCGCCAACATTGTAACACCTGTTATTGGTTCTACTGATAAAGATGACTATAGTATATTATTTCAAGTACCAGATGTACGTGGTGGAAAGGCTGGTGTAAGAGCACAAAATATTGTACTCACTTTCTCATCTTCTTCAGATTCTGAAAGTGATATTTACCCAATGATGCCATTTGTTTTTGGAGGAATAAAAGAAAGCGTATATGCTGCTGCAAAATCTTCCAAAACAGAGCTTAATAATATGATATCTTTATACGATGAAATGGCTAAATTCGTATTCATCAATAGTTTAGATATACCTAAAATTGTCAAAAAAATTACATTTTTAGATGAATTTAAGGATAAGGTAAAGAGGAAACTATTAACTTTGTTTAGAGATAAAGACGATAAGATTAGGTATTTTCATCTAACTCATAAAATGTATCTAAAGGGTGATGAAGGGGGTACCAGTCTTCTTTTAACTGATAAAGATTTGTTATCGGCACAGTTTGTGTGTGATTATGACTTTGGAAATAAGATGTCTACCATTGTAACACCTCTTAATTGCATAGAGTCAAATACAAATAATATAACGAGAAGTGCTGAGGTTTATTCTTTTAGCGAACCGATTGATACAAGAGATTTTGAAGTTACTTTTGATTTTGAAAATGAGGAAACTCTTGTGATACGTTTAAGTACCAAGATAAATCTTTCACTCATGTATGAAAAGGGTTTAGATTTCAATATTCGCTATTATACGGAGGAACTTTCTGTTATTGAAAATAATATACCTGTAATGACGGGAATATTGTCTGATTATATACATTTAGATTATGAATATAGCAAATCTAATTCTGGTGATGTTGTGTTAACACTTAGAATGACTAAGGACGTTAAGAAAATAGCTAAGAGTAGACCATTTTTCGTTTATATGACTACTCCAAACGGTTTTGTTTATAAAATTTATACTGACCAATTAAGTTAGGAGAATTATGCAAGCATTTTTAGAAAAATTTAGAAGTAAAGAAAGCGTTAATAAAAGCGTAGGTTCAGATATTTTCATTGGTGGTAGGAGAAAACTCTTACCACCAAGTGAAATGACTGGTGTATTAGATACATTAAAACTTTATCAAGATGAACGTAATTCTTGTCAACGCTATAGACTTACTTTTCAGGTTAACACTTTATGTACTAATGTGTTAAATAATAGTATTACAGAAATTGTTGGTAATGAAGGTAGCGACGATGTTTATCTTTTAAACTATGGAGATAAAGGTAATTTAGTTGGAAAGAAAATTGATGAAGTTTTATATAAAAGCACAAACTTATCAACATGGAAAACATTAGAGGCTATTAGAGATACACAGTTGTCTGGCTACTTAACTTATCATTGTGGAAAAGATATTTTTAACAATCATTTATTAAGAAGTAAGACATTTAAATCAATATGTCAGATAGACACTAATGATAAGGACAATAGTATAGATTATTCTGACTTCAACACATTATCAGACACAATGAGAACATGGAATGGGAAAGCTATAATTGATGATATTATGTATCCTGCTTCAGCTAATATTACTGGTGGAAGATTAAAAAAGAGACTTCATGTATATACATACGATGATATCTCTTCTTATGATACTACACTTGAAACGAAGCTACATAAAACGTTCAATGGATGGTTTGGATTTTATAATGGTGCTAAAATTAATACCTTTTGTGATAACAAAGATAAATGCAACGGTTTAAATATTAATAGAACATTATTAAATTATAATGCAGGTGACTTTATTGATATGTACCCAGGTCGTGACCTATACAACTTTGTTCCAAAGTTTAATCCTTATAAGAATCGTATTGAGAAGAATTGGGAATATTGTATAACTTATCCGAGTAGTTCTACTATAAAAGGTATAGATTTCTTAGGACAAGGAAAGGAAGATGGGTACTGTAAAGGGGCAATCAAAATTGTTCTATTCGATGAGAACACCAAGTCTGATAATGGTTCTGGACAAATTAACTTCTATAGTTCTGCAAAGCATGGTCTAACAGAAGGTGATAGAGTCAACATATATAATGGTGAAGAATTAATTATTCCTTCAGTAGAGGTCAAAAAAGTATTCGATAGTTATATCTTTATTACCGAGAATAATAACACCTTGATAGGCAAACAGTGGGTACAGATTAATGATTTAAATAGAACTGAATATAATATAACTAATAATGGAAGTACAGTCAAAAGAAAATTGGACGGAAAAGAATACAGAATAGTTAATAAACGTGTTAATTTAGATGATAGTTCATTGAATATATCATTCAAAAAAGTAAATTATGGAATTGAGTGTGACTATTATGTGAGAATCTTTTCACGTGTACCTAACTTTAGATTTGCAGAAACTTCCGCATCAGAAGAAGATATATACAAAGATAATGGGAGACTTATTAAAGAGTATCAAAAGCCACAATATGATTTTGAGAGCCATTGTTCTAAATTAGCTTTTGCTAAAAATGTTTATTCTGACCAAATAGGAGAAATTGTGTATACAGATGATATTGATATTAACGGTCTAAAAGATAATCTCGGAAGACCTTTAACTTCTATTTATCTCACAATATTAAAGAACAATAGTGGGTATAAATATTGGTATGGTTCTTATGGTAAGGATTTAAATATACTTCATGGCAGTATCGAATATTCTCATTGCTTCGGTAAATTATCTGCACAGTTTCATAAGAGTGAAGATGCTATTAAATTTAACTATGTAGGCATAACGAATGTAAATAATGTAGATGTAACTAAAAAAAATGAACTTATAAAAGCAGGTTTACCAATCAAGAATATCAATGATAGAGGTAAAAATCCAATAACTGAATATGACGAAATTGATGTTAAGAACGATATACATTTTTACGGAGATTTTGTATGTTATGACAATCATTCTTGTACAGAACAAGTTATAGATGATGCACTCTTCCGTTTTAACACAGCACAGCGAGAACTTGTAGAAAATCGTGATAAAGCTTATGAGTATTTTAAGGAATACTCTTATGAAGAAATTGTAAGTGATGATTACGACTTAAAAGATAATGGCAACCTTGGTAATTATTCTAATTCTTTTGGTGTAGAAAAGAAGACTAAGGAAAAAGCATGTCAGAAAAAAGAAGGTTATTACTATAAGCCTCATTATGAGATAAAACTTAGAAGTTTCGGAAAACTACAAGAACTATATCCTGAAATTCTGAGAATACGTACACTTGTTACAAATAATGATGAATGTACTTTTAAGACATTACAGGAACATGGATTAAAACAAGGTGACAATATTATATTATATGATGTAGACAAAAGGATTATTTATAGAGGTATTGTTAAACAAATAATGGATAATAATATATTTTCATGTATATTTTATAAGGAAGAGGATGGAAAACAAATTAAAGTCACTAATAATGAAATTCCAATTATAACTGCTGGAGATTCTCGCTTAAAGATGAGATATCGTTTATTCAACGTGAGTAATCTATTAATTCCAAGCTATTACACTATAGCAAAAGACGGGTCGTGTGCTGTTAGATGGAGAGAGGTTATTCAGAATGGTTTTGAAAACAATAGTGATAATAGTATCAATCCATTTACAAATGGTGCTATTTATATTAATACACCAATCAATTTGAAATTGAGAAGACAAGACCCATTCGATATTTTTGGTATGTGGGCTTCTCAAGCACCTTATGACCCAGCAGGTTCAGTTATTTCTGATGAAGATAAAAATAATTACGTTAAAGCTGATGATATAGTATGTTAAGATATTCTTGTCGTTTAGGAAAGGGAGATACATTGACCAAAATACCTTTTAAAGAACTTTTTGTATCTCATGACTTAACTTATATAACTGGTACTACCGACTCTAATATAACAGTAGGTAGTACTAATACTGTTATATTAAAAAATTCTTACGAGACTTCAGAATGTAATATTAAGTGGAGTGAACATCTACGACAAGGATTATGTTTCGTTGATACTTCTTTTAAAGTTGAAACTTATAATAAAGATAGCATCAATATACAGTACGTTGATTATAATAATGATTTTTGTTACGTTCAACAAGACGATAATGGTAAATATATAGTATTACCTTATTATAACGATATAGTTGTTGATGAAGAAAGTGAACTAAACCCCTATAAGTATATAGAAAATTATAAAGTTTACTTAACTAATGATACGACCGTAAATATAAAAGTACCATTCTGGATTGAAGATGGAACAATAGAATATAATGGTGTAAAGTATCTGATTGAAACAGATAGCGACAAAAATAGCTATGTTGTTAAAGGTGATGATACGGGATATTTTTCAGATGTAAGTGTACATTTTTTTAATAAAGAAGAGTTTTTTAAAGTTAAAAAATTTAGAATAGAACGTCCAGAGAATCAATTTTTACAAGTTGAAACGATAACTGGTGGTGAATATTCATTATTTTGTGTATATGAAGATAACAAATACTATATTACTAAAATAGACGATAACGGTACAAGTAAAATAGGGTGTCATGTTAATTTAATGCGTATGGATAATAATGGTCAGAAAACATTTGTAAAAACTTGGATAGATGCTTTTCTGTTAAATTACAATGATTCAGAAAATAGCAGGATTCCCATGACTGGCGATACTGCATCTAATACTGATATTGATAAATTACGTGCAAAAGATATTTTCATAGAATTAGATGGTACTGTTTATCCATTTCATGAACAGTTGATAAATTCACATAGCACTGAACAGGTAATAGTGTATGTTTATAATGATAGACATAGTTTAAATATAAATGACACTTTTTTCTTATCGTTTTCGTCTGAACGAGATTTTGAGTTACCTTTATTTACTTCTACATCTGGAAAAAGATATGTACTATACGAGAATAATAAATATTGGGTAGATAATAGGTGTTGTGATACCGCTATAATCAATGGTGAAGAGTTTAATGTATATTACCCCAATGGATACGAAGACGGGAGTATTGCCTATATAGATGTATACGGAGTTAAATTAGAGGGTGAAATAGCTAATAATGGGGCTACGTTTAAACGTTTATATAACATACCAAATGGGCGAGAATATAGTAACATATCATATGATATAAAACATTATAATGGAGTCATAATAGATGATGAAAGATATGCGTTTGACAAAACTGGTCAGAGAACTACTATTAAAATGAATGGTAGAGGAAGAATAAGAATGAGAGTTACTGACAAAGCAGGTTCTTCTGCGTTAGTCTGTATACCAGATTTAGATAAAGATGTATTTTCTAAAGAAGAATACAATACGATAAACACTTATCTTAATCACTTGCTGATAGAAAATAAGCACAATTATTTAATTGAAACTGAAAGTAAAATTTTTGGTGACAGAAAGATAACAGTAGAACTTCCATGGGTTGCTTCTAATATTAATGATATTATTAATACCTCTCAAGATTATTATAACTTAAATAATAAACTCAGCATTTTTGGTCATAGTTCTTTTTGTAGAATAACATTGCCATTAACATATACCAATGGTGGTAATCCTCTACACAGTGATATAAGTGAAAATCAATTTTTCACGAGTGAAAGAAGAAATGTTATCACCAATATTGTTGATATGGAAAAAGAGGTATATTATCCTGTATATCCAATAATCGGAGAAAATGGTAAAATTGAATTAGACAAGAACGGATATCAGATGTTTAAAAGTATCCGTGCAATGGAATTTAATCTACATTTTAGAACACGAGATGAAGAAAGCTGGAAAATAATAGAGGATGGAGGAAAAAACTCTATTGAACATGATAATTCCAATTGGTTTATAACAGATTATGAACCTTACAAGCATTTATTACCCACAGATGGTGAAAAAATACAGGAATCATCTGACTTATTGGGACTTATGTACTTTACAAATAATGATGTATATTATCAGAAGGATAAATTAGCTAAAAGTTTCCTAAGATTATCTTTTTACGATAGTATTAATCCATTAACGCAAAATTTACTGGCTACATCTACAATATTCTTTGATGAGAGTAGGACATTTAAAAAGTACATGAATAATATGACAAAGATGAGTAAAGATATCATGTATGACAATGTTGATAAAGACGTAAATAGTTTTACTAATAATATTGGTGTTAAAACAGAGGTTTGCTATAATGTAACTAAAGAAAACCTTGAATATAAATGGGATGATGAAAGAAGATTAAGTTCTCGCTTCGTGGTAAATAACAAATATGAAAACAACAATTCATCTGAAGGTTTTTATATATACATGTTTAGAGATTACGCTACTTCGTTACATCCAGAAAAAATATTTATGAAAGTAGAGTTTAATCATGCTGGGTTAGGTAAAACGATAACGTTTAATATTCCAACATCTTTAGATGGACATGTACTGCAATTAAATAATGAAAAAGATTTGAGTGAGTTAAAGAACGGAGTATCTTTAAAGGATGTTTATAAACAAACATATATTCCATTAACTGCTGTTTATGACAACATAAATAAACGTTATTCTTATTATGTAGATACTAATTATATATCACCAGCAGCAATTAAGAGTAAGGGTGACAAACTACAGTTTAATCTGTTTGAAATGAAAATTAAGAACGAGGATTAGTTATATGAAAACAATACATACAACAGTTTCTTTGGAAACATTTACATCACGTATACCTGGTATTATACCTGCATTTGATAAAAACGGTATATATCATGTATTCACTAAAGATGCTATTGCAGCGAGAAATTATCAGAAAACTAACAATTATGGTATGATACCTATGAATGTTAGTTTAGCAGATTTTTTCAAAAAAAACAAAGATGCAAGTATAACAGAAAATAATATAAGTTTCCAATATGATTGTATGATTTCTTATCGTCGTTTAGATGATTGGTTTTTCTTCTTTACTAAATATTATGACTTATTGAATAATCACGGTACATGTAGTCATGCTTATAAATCAGCTGTAGATTATTACGATTCAGAGGTTAGTGGAAAATATTCCGATAAACTACTGTATGGTAACAAAAGAAGTACATATGAAGACATGGACAAATTCTTTGTTAATCATGCTGGAAAAGTTGTTCTTAAAGATAATGATTTAATACATGGGTACAATACAGAAGAATTGAATATATCGAAAGTAGCTGTAGATGATGGTCTTTTCAAATATATAAAAGAAAACTTCTTTCTTCAATTCTACATATCATCTGAATTTAAAGATTTTTGGAACGTATCATTTCTTTGGTTTGGTGATGCTATCAAGTGGAATCAATGGTTTTCATCAAAGATGAGACTATATGGTAATTATACTTCACATGAAGAATGTGTGGATAACCCAAACTGTTGCGAATGCGAAGAGTATTTTAAGAGAGGCGGTAATAAAGTAGCTACACTTCTTCAGGAATGGGTAAATATCGCAAATGATAAAGCTGAGAAATTAGCTCAGCTGTATGAATTATACCCTAATCTCTCACCTATTTCAATACATTCTATTCCAATACTACAAAGTATTGAAAATATGGGAGAAATGTCTATTTTTTCTAATGATTGGATTCCTGGAGTAGATTATAGAAATACACAGGACGATACAAAATATGGCACAGTTGTCATACGTGATGGTATACCTTATATACTTAAACCAAACGATGATATTAAAAAATATACACAGAATGTAGCAAGGGAAAAGAAAGGGAAAAATACACTATATGGTTTTAAATTTGATGAAAAATATTTAGAACGTGTATGGGGTAATGATAATGTTAATTTATGGGATGAAGAAAGTAATAGTTATATAACGGCAAATAATGATAAACAATGGATTACATACACAGACTACTATATAGAATCTCATAATAAAGATTTTTACTTTGAGAATACTTATCTTTTAAAAGATTATAAGGGAGAATATAAGAAGATAACTTCAACGAGTATAGAAAAGACAAAAGTATTAGCAGACCGTTTAAATACTGAATTTTTGCCATATTCCTCAAAAGAATGTGTTTGTATTAATAATGTTATTTACCCAGTTTTTTCATCCAGATATGTAAAGTTAGAAACTACCAATAATTCATTAATAAGAAATAAAATTTTCTTAGTTGAAAAATATAGAGGAACTGGTACTGAATACATCAAAATAGGTGGGTCAGATACTTTCTCTAAAAACGGAGAAATTAGTGGCAATACTATAAATGAGGGTAAACTTATTAATTATAATGGAGAATACATTATTGTTGATAATAATGAAGTTAAACTTAAAGATGCTAACATATCATATACATACCCTTTATTTGATGCACATACTACTGTGAATGATATAGATTTATTTGTTAAAGATAAAAAAATATATACAATTCAAAATGGTTTGAATGGAGATGTTGAAAATGGTTTTACTCAAAATATTCAAGAATCTAAAGAGTTGATAAAAGGCAAGATACCATGTAAAGATATTTTAATTTTAGAGAATGGATTGAATATTGTTCATACATATGAGTTAGAAGATGCTGGTTATATCACAGGTTACACGGACTCTAAAATAGACTTATTGAAACCGTCTGTATTGTACTATGATGATATAGGAAACGAAATGCATGGTTTAAATCCACTAAAGGAAACCAAATGGAGTAATGGTGAGGAGATTAATGATAATAATGGAACAAACCCACTCTATGCACAACCTATCGAAGGAACAGTATTAACACCATATTACAATATCAATAGTGTAACAAATTTGACAGTCCTTAAAGGTGAGAAATATGAATTTGCCGACAAGATGTTCAATGGTAACTTAATATCCAATATGGCATTTTATTGTACTAACAAAGAAGGTAAAATAATAAGTGATAAATACACCGACAAGCAAAGTATAAATGCTATAAATAAAGTATTGGAAGAAGTCGGAGAGTTAAATGATGACAAACATATCATGTGTGATATAACATATCATATAAATGCAACATTAATGATAGATAATGGAACGTATGTGATACCAGAAAATTATTCAGATGGAGTAACATTTAAAGAAACTGTAGAGTTTGTTAAGAAACAAGAATTTTTCAATACATCTACCACAACTAAAATTTTGGTATGGTATTATGACATAGTACGGAAAGAGGAACTTAACAAGTCTGACTTATTTGAGAGAGAATGGTCAAGTCCAAAGGCGCATTTCTCATTACCAAATGCAAGAATGGGAAAAGTAACAACATACGTAGATATGGATACTTACAATGACTCAGTTGTTCTACCTCTTTTCAGAGAAGAATATCGTTTTGGTAGTTCAGCACCGCAAATTACAAAAAGTAATATTTATATAGATAGAGGAATAAATTATGCTTTTGACAAGCATATTAAGTTAGGAGAAGTTTCTTCTTTTGAAGCTTTGGAAAATTATTCAAATAGCTTCTTTAATATAATAGATAGTTAAAATATACACAATGGCAATAGGAACTTATGGTTTAACAATACCAATGCAATTTAAAAGTGATGAAATATCTAATATGGTAGATATTTATTACACTTTTCATCCATCACGTGCTTATGATGATTTTGAAAATAGAAAATTTATTAAATTAGATTCTTCTATTTTAAAACCAGCTGTAAGAGAAATGAATGATGGGGAACAGGATGATGTTGTTGAAGGTATGTATAATATTCATTTACCTTTATCTGAATTTGGAAGAAAGGGATTTTACACTGTTTATATTAAACCTAAAGAAATAAAGGCAATTATTACCGATGTCGGTTCTCTTTCTGCTTTTCCTAATGTAAGAGGAATTGTATTAGATTCTACAAAACTTAATGAAAGCATTCGCCAAAAAGCAGTATCTAATAATAGTCTTGTAGGATATCGTGTAATCTTTATGGATGATTCCAATGAAAGACGTAATGAGTACCGTATCATTACATCTAATAATAAATGCGAACCACTTGTACAAGTTCCTAATACCTCCAGTGATAAAAGTTACTCTTATCGTTATAATGAAAGTTCAAGCCTTGTGTTTTTAACTTTATCACCATCAAGTGCACCAAGTTTTAAATCAAATGCAACTCCTTTTATAGGAAAACCAACTCAGGAGATTATATTAGTAAATACGTTTTTTGAACCTATTGCGTTAGAGATTGAAATGGTTGAACATGATATGGATACAATATCAATGATGATAGAGAACTCTCAATTAAGAGACCTTGATAATGGTCTTGTATCAACATTTAATCAAAATAACGAGATATATCATCAAGCAGAACATTTCACTCTTAAAGACCAATATACAGGTAAACCTGTTTACGAAGTTAAACATAAGAGAGAAAATAATATTGATTTTACTCAAACAATAAACGATAAAATATCTTAAAGATGGGTTACATAAAGAGTCATTCTAATTACGTTTTGAAAACACGGCACCAATTGGTAAATGATGGTGTCGTGAATGAAAGAGATATAACGACTATAGGCGGATTAAATCAATTCGCTAAAGGTCAAACACCCATTTATAAGAGTGGTAACTTTATTATTACTGTTAATGATGACAACACAACTACACGTACTGTAGAGAATGGAAAATGGGTTAGTAATTCAGATGGAGAAATATGGACATTAAATAATGTTAAGAACATTGCTAATAAATCTCATGTAGATAGTTCTCAAGAAAACATGATAGTTTTAAAGCAAGATTTCTATGATTTGAGAGAATTTGCTTATTATGGGTCTTGTTCAGAATTAATACGCACATCATTAATTGATATTTTAAAACGTTTTCCTGGTGAATTATTTGCACCAAGTAGAAAAGGTTATACAAATGATGAAGCACCTATTGTCGGTATTAAGGTAAACTATTATGACGAAAATGTACAGAACGATGGTTCTCCCTTACAACTTAAATTAGGAGAGAAACTTGCTGTTAATTACAATAACCAAGTTGAATATGATTTGGAAATACTTGATACCGACCCTAATAGTCCAGAGTATAACAAGACTTATCATACAAATTCATTTAGTAGAACAAGACTAACAGAGTATGACTATAACGATAATGGTGAACCTAATACTCAAGAATTTATTGATGCCATTTGTGAATACAAAGAAATAATTGGAGCGACCCCATTGTACGATGGAGAAGGTCTTTTCTTACTTGATAATCCTTTTAACATCAATATACATTCTACATTTATTAGTAATGAAGAAATAAAAAATCCTCTTAAATATTTTTGTAATGGTGGTGCATCGAATTATGAATTAGTTATTGGTGATTATAATTCTACAAAAGAAATAGATTCAGTAGTAAGTGAAGTTACAGAAGATTCAATAATAGGTGCATGTCATGGTGATAAATTAGGGGATGTTATTATTACGTT